GTAAGTGTAATTCTGCCCGCTAGAACGATTCACCAGGTGGTCAGGCTGCTAAATCGTTGGTCGCGCAAGTTGAACTCCAGTCTTTAGGCATTTCGTTACATCCATTAAGCGCATCTTACCTTTGTACGCGACTAAACGTTTGTTAACTTGTGATAGCACATCTGGAGCGCGAACTCGTCTAACGATTTTCTTTCGCATATGAATTTTCGTCATCGTAAATGTTGGGTTCACTGTGATCAAAGTATCTGGCGTATTTGAATACTCAACGTTATACAATAAGAAATAGGCAGTCGCGGTTGTCGCGTATTTAAAAGCGACCATCCTCACTCCATCCCTCTCCTCCTCCGTGTACACATAAGGCATTGCCGTCAGTATCTCGTCGGGCGGCCGCGAATCAAAAAATTTAATCTTGATATTCCGTAACATACCACCAAACTGAATCCAACCGTTATCATCCAGTGTACGCCTGATCGCCGCTCTGAACTGTCCCATATTCGCCTGTAGATTTGCAATCGCATAGGTGTAGTGAGTAACATCTCCAATTGGTGGCGCTCCATCGATCATATTCGTATGGAAGAATCCTTGCCGCCTGAACTCATTGATATCGTCTAACCTAGGTTCAGGTAACATCGTGCGCTGTATATACACGTGATCCACTAACATCAAGTCTTCAAAGTCATTAGCAATCGCCCAAGCTTCCCTATTCAAAACATACGCTAACGACTCCTGAATGTCCCTCTGTTGACTCCACCTTACAATATCTCGTACATTCACAAAACTGAAAGAATGAGACAAGTTCATTAAATTTTTAATTGGCTCTGGCGCATTCTTCAAGACCGCTTTCCAGCATTGACTTGGCGTCGCATTAATCACAGTGTCCGGGACTCTGGCTCGCATCATCCTCAGCTGCTGTACATCCATCTGCATCGTGGATAATTCAGCTGCATATCTAGCTTCAATCAGAGGAGCTGCCTCAAGTAAATCTGAACGGGCGATGGGTTCGAAACGCCTCACGAAGGCGAACCAGATCGAAGCCCAACTCACCTCCAAAACTACCGGATCCGTTTCTCCAAAATTACCTTGTATCAAGTTGTGTAGAACTACATCGAAATTCTGATCTGGCAGAGAGAAAGCACTGAGCAAATCTTCATTTATAATTTGATTTATTCGCGCGAAACGAATCATATGAAAAGGCAGCATCTGTCTCAAATAAGCTGCTTCTTGATCTTTTCCCGCAGCAACTAGCATTCTAAGCATTTCCCGAAATATTGGATATGTCATATTCATCCCATAAGTTCTTGGATCTATGATCTCCCTTGAATCAATGTCACAGTAACGGATTACACGTTGAACATGATCATATGGACTCGGCTGGACTCTCTGAACATCAACCACCCCCCACCCGTTGTAACCTCGACCCGTTTGTGGGTCCGCTCGGAAAGCGTTACAATCATACTGATTTCTTGCTCCAATGCGAAAATCTAGGGGTTGACCTGTTGGACCGTAATTTATAGGAATCCGATTGTTATACATGTACAATAAATAATCGCTCAGCGCAGCATCAAGCAATTCAGCCATCGTTGGAGTTATGTTTGTCATGATCGGTCCGTAAGTAAACATTACATGGCCCAATACTCCCGCAACCATTCGCAAAACTGGATCTACCGCATGCGAGCTGTCTGGTTTTATATCCAGAATAATTTGGTTGGGAAACATTAATGCAAGATATATTTTTCTAACATCATTCATTTGAACCGCTGTCGGGGTTAACCCTGAAATTATTGAAAATGGATTAGTCTGAGTGATACGCTGTGTGATTGTGATCGAATTAATTCTTGGGTTGGGCATCAAATACTCTCCAGTCGGTAAGCATAACGCGACATTTGTGATTAGATTTGCTATATGGCATCTTGGAACATTCCAAATTACATTAGCATTAATCGGTAACCTTTGTGATATTATCCAAATAGTGTCCGCGCGTCTAAAATCAGTCAAGAAATCGTTGGCAAACTCGATTCTCTTCCTTAGTCCAAGCCTCATCAACCAATTGACCGATTCACGCAACTCCCCATATTGTATACCTTCAATATATCCTTGTAATACATTGTGTATCCGATAGATTGGGTCCGACATCGCCGCTCTAAACACATCCACATTTCTATCTGCTACTAATCCATTTTCAATGATCATCCCGTTGAGAGTATCCTGTATGATTTGACGATCTATTGCCGCCAAATGACTCAAAGCATTTTGGAAGCTAACCCCGATTATCTCTGGATCTGCGATCTCTGCACCCCTATAATCTTTAGTAGCTATCCCCTGCAAGATGAAAGCCCCCTCGGATTTCAAAAATTTCAATTTCTCCAGTATCAATGCATAAAATCCAATTGGATCCGTTTCATCCACCGGCCCTCCAATTTCCGACATCCTCTCATAAAACGTGTTCACTTGCAAAACATACTCCGTACTCTGCATCGGGATCGTGCGAAAAGAATTCGGTGGCGCGTTTATTACTTTGTAATCCTTTTCTTCCAGCAATCCCTTAATTCCACTGATTATAGTCATTACCTCTGGTATCGCCCCATCAACATCGGGAGCATGTGCAGCCATATCGCTCTGATTTTGCCTAATTTTTTGCATGATTTCCTGTAAGGCAAACACTGATAAAATGGGCCCATTATCCGTTGATACGTCTGCTCCGTCAAGATATGGTGCATACGCCTTCTCCTTCTCATTTTTATCTTGTATTCTCTCATTCCCTTGCATTCTGGAGTTCACAGCAGAAAATTAAC